TTTGTTTTTTGTTTTATTCATATTTTTTTATGTATAGATATTAGAGGGGGTAAATTTGCATAAGTACATTGTTTTATTACACTTATGAAAATTTCAAGATGACAAAAATGTCACCTATAGTATGCGTCAACAGGACAAAAATGTCCTCTTTAGCACATATAAATAGGTCAAAAATGTCCTATTTTGTAATTTATAGGGATGAGTTTTGCAGCTATGCTCTTCGCATTTAACTTATTTGATTTATCTTTCAACCAAGGTTTCATCAGACCCTGAGTTTTAATCTCAGAAACCCATCCCATTAGCTAATATTTGCTATTTATTTTTGTGAATATTTACGCCCACCTGCAGTGAGTTTATATTCTTTAACTAGCTCAACACCTTCACCTTTGTAGAATGGTTCTACCCATTTAATACAACGCACCATTTTCTTTCCATAATCGTCGTACTTCTCTTCTTGATGCATATGTTGAGGTATTTGTGCTATTTTGTTTTGGTCTTTATACCAGAACGAATGCCAATGTCCTTTAACACGTACAAGGTGTTTTAGTTTTCTAGTTACTTTGGTGCCATCTTTTTTACTATAGTAGATAGCATTGTTTTTCTGACCATTGATATAAGCAGTTCTAGTACTGCCTAATATTGTATGGTCTGTTTGTGTTAGTTCTCTGTCAATGAATTTTCTAACACGATTTTTAGGTATTGGTTTTTCATCCATCTTAACAAATACTGCGTCTGTGTTTACAGAAGTAATATATAATACAGTTTGTATAGCTAGATTTGAATATTTATATATTCTATCATTGCTTTCTTCTATTTTTTCATGTTCTTCACTAGTAATACATACTACTTCTTTAATAGAATTTTGTAACTGTTGTTTTATATTATTTCCATGAGGTATCTTTAATTCCCAATACACTGTTTCTGGGTCAATAGGACTTATATACTTTCCATGTTTGTTATTTTTTGGAGGTTTTGCATACATTGAAATTCTTAATATATTGCAGTCAACCATTTCTTCTAAATTAACAAACATTCCTTCAAACTCTATTTTATCATCACAACAAATACAACTTTCCATTGAAAACTTAGGTGGAAACATTAAGTAAAATGACCTATTAGGAGATTTTATATAATCTGTGCTTGTTGGAAACTCAGTATCTAGCAATGCATTTGCTAAATCTTTTGTAAGAATAAATAGATTGTTTTCTTCTTGAGCAAACATGTGAAAATGAAACATAGTACGTGCCATTTTATTTAACATATTTTCTACAGAAAGTAATTTTTCACCACCTAATCTACCTTCAATTTTTTTGTTTAATTTCTTACTATTTTTTACTTTTTTTATGTTTGTTATAAAGTCTAAAGATAATAATTGAGTGTATAATTGATGTGCTAAAAGAAACATAATAGACCGAAATGCTTTTGTTTCTGCAAAAGCAACTGGAAGCCAACTAGTATCTGATGTTATTTTTTTGTCTTCAGGTATTTCTATGTTTTTTAATTCAACGATATTATCTAATCCTGTTTGTTTTAGTGCAGCATCTAGATACGTGTCTATGTGACTTAAAGGTATTTCTATTACTGTATCAGATTTTATTAATTCCTGATGTTTCTCCCAATTATAACTACTACTTATATCTCTAATTGCAGTGGGAACATCTTTAAAGTTATTGTCAAATTCAGCACTACGCATGAATCTTTCATAAATCATCATTCTAGGTACGTTTATCATAATGTTTTCTTTCTTTTTTTTAGTTATTAAAGAGGGAAGGGTAGTTGTTTTCTGCGGAGTCCACAACTACCCTAAGGAGGATACGATAAGATTAATTATTATAAAGTCCAAGGACGCTTTTTGATGGGTTCTTTGTATTCAGCTTCAGACCAAACTTTATTGTTGAATAATTCTACTTCTTTTTCAATTTCAAGTTGGTCTGATTCGTATCTACTAATTACATTGTCTTGCCATCTTGGGCGTTGAAATAATTCTTTCATATCTTTCCACATCTCAACTACGAACATTCCACAGATCACATAGAGTAATCCAACTGTTATATATCCTAGCATTATCATGCGTATTTCCTCCTAATTTGTTTTACTACTATTTGATTGTTAAACATCCAATAAAGTTGTTTTTTACTGCGTTTTTTAACCTTATAGAGTGGTTCATTAGTAGCTTTATGAAACCATTCTACAAGCTGATATTTGTAACTATATAAGCATCTCATGTATTACCTGCTTTTTTTTAAGTGTAGGGATTAATAGACACACCCAATCACTAGGACTGAGTGTATCTATGTAAGAACTATCTGACTGGTATTGAACCGAATCTGCTTAAACCAGCAGTATCATCGATTAGATTACGAGCAGACTTATATATGGTTGTAACGAATCCACCAGTAGAACAGGGAACTGTCTTCATATCATCAGAGAAGTTGTAGTTACTCTGCATATTCAAGATTTCTGCTTTAACTGTTGAGCGTTCTTCATCTGAATGCCAGACTTTAACTAGCTTACAATCATCAATCTGTGAGAGAAATCTTTCATCAGACATACTCTCTAATGATTCGTGACCAATTTCACCAGTATCTTTATTAACAGTGATATTGGTCTTAACTGACTTATAATCAGCAGTAGCACTATGTTTATGTATATCAACTTTCATTGTAATATTCCTTATCTTAATTAATTAATTAGTGGCATTATTGCCACCACAACGAGGGCGACCAACCTTTAAGTTGGGTATAGCCTGGTCACTACACTGTAGGTATTATGGTGTGTTGCGGTATGCGGTGTTGAGACACTTCAAATGCTACTGTATGGCAGTATACTGTAAGGCATTTGAACAGCATAGCGAAACTCAACATAATACACAGAGGCTATGCCCAATTTAAAGGGGGTAGGGGTACTGTATATCTCTCCCACGCATTCTACAACAAATTTTCAAAAGTAGGTAGAGCGACCAAGTTGCGTTTTCTTATCTTCAACTATGTCAAAAAAGTATTACAACCCAAATACCGACTCAATGGCAGAGTGGGATAGTGATACCGATAAATGGGTAACAGTTGCAATGAATCAAAAGAATATTGATGATTTTTTGTTTTTAAGAGACTATATAGAAGCTGAAATGCAAATCGAGTCGTGCATAGAAATGCAAAAAGACGACTACGAAATAAAATTTGAAAATAATTTAAAAAAAGACTTGATTAATTAAATGGAATGGTTGCTTTTTATACAGTATATATACAGTATAGTATATAAACTGTATTATTATACTATGTATAATAATACTGTACAGTATATATACTGTAGTACTCATGGATTATTTAACTAGAAGACTCAAGGTAAATAATTATGAGGATATGACCTATCCCGTTTATACCAAAGAAGAAGCAGATGAGAAACAAGTTACGTATAAACCTTGGAAAAAGTGTATTGCAGGGGATTTTGGTCTTTCCGATGATGGTTATGTCGCAGAATGCATTGCACGTAATCAATATAAGACTAGCATTGAATTGCAGTTTTCCTTTGGTAGAATGTGGATTTCAAACAAAGCTAGGTTATTATACGAACCAAGAAGGTTATCTGGTAACTATGCCACTGTATCCACCGCATCCTTTGAATACTTGGAAGGAAAACACGCAAGAACTAAACGAGCAGTGGACATCTATACAAGAATGTTGCTCGGTGGAAACTCCATTGATTGGTCAATTATTGGAAAAGCGTATAGACCTGACCAAAAAAGACCCGACCTTACTGCAAAAAGACTATTTAAACAAGAGGCTGTCAAAAACATGGTAGATAAAAAGATAGATAAAGCATTAAAAGAAAAAGGAATTACGGAGGGAGAGGTTCTAGATGTCATTGCAGATGCAATTACACTAGCTAGAACAAAAGAAGACCCTGGCACAATGCTAAGAGGCGCAGAGCAATATATACGAATATTAGATATGTTACCTAAAAAAGCAGTTCAAACAGATACAATGCAAATTGATATGACAAGTCAGATTGTAGATCAAATTGAAAAAGAAGAAAAAAGGGTCAAACTAGAACAAAAAAAGGAGATAACTGCACATGGGAGCTAAAGGCTTATCACCAATAGCTGATAGAGAGCCTACATGGTACAAAAAACGCATCCTTTTGAAATATGTGGATGAAGAGCAGATGGAACTATTTTATGAGATTTTAAAGGCCATTGCAGAAGAAAATGGAATTAAGGTAGAAAATGGCGAAGTAGACTACATTATGGGTTCTGATTATTAACTACGCACACAAACGCAACTCGTTAGGTAAAATACACTAGGTGTCAGCAAAAGTTAATAATAAGGCTATTATAGAAAAACTGAGGCATGATATGGTTCTCTTTGGGAAAATAGCTATGCCTCAGATGTTCTCTGCTCCATCTCCTAAGTTTCATCACATTATTGCAAAAGATTTATTAAATAAATCTGAAAAACAAATAAATATCATTGCCCCTAGGGGTCACGCCAAAAGTTCTATTGTAGGTGGCGTACTCCCAATGTACCATTTGATGTTTGACAAAGGAAAAAAGCTAATCGTGTTGGTATCCCGAACTCAAGACCACGCAGTAAAGCTTTTGGGTACAATCAAAGACTGCTTAGACTATTCTCAGCAATTTAGGCAGTTGTTTGGATATTGGGGGCAACATTCTGCTAGAAGTTGGGCAAAAGCTGAAGTAGAGTTAAAAGATGGCTCTATGATTATCTGCAAAGGTACAGGTCAGCAGTTGCGAGGCATCAAAGTGGGTAACCAACGCCCTACGCTTATTATTGTTGATGACCCTGAAGATGAAAACAATACCAAGACCGCTGAAGCTATGGAACATAACCTTCGATGGTTATTGCAATCAGCAGTTCCATCCGTTGACCCGCAAAAAGGTAGGATTATTGTAATTGGCACTCCTCAACACGAAAGATGTTTGGTTGAAACTTTAAAAGTGATGAAAGGATGGCAAAATAGAGTATTTAAGCCTAATATTGAAAAAGGTATCTCTTTATGGGAAGAATGGTGGCCTGTAAAAAAATTAATTCAGAAAAAAGAAGAATTAGAGTCGATTAACAGACTTTCTGTGTTTTACAGAGAATATATGTGTGAAATCGTTGGCGATGAAGACCAACTGTTTAAAAAAGAAGATATTCAGTATTATGAGGGAAAACTTCGCTTTAATAAAGAAAATAATGCAATGTTAGACCTTACAGAGATTGATGGTACAAAAGTAAATGAATCTGTACCTATTAATATCTTTACAGGGGTAGACCCAGCTTCAAGTGTTAAGCAAACTGCTGACTATTCGGTTATATTTAATTTAGCAGTAGATGAAAAAGGAAGGAAGTTTGCCTTACCTTATTATCGCAAACACGCTAAGCCATTAACTTTAGCAGAAGCTATCGTAGATAACTTTAGAAAGTTCCGTAGCACGAAAACAAGAATTGAATCTGTTGGGTATCAGGAAATGTTGAGACAGTATGTACAAATGCGATGTGATGAAGAAGGATTATATATTCCTGGCTTAAATATTAAAGAAAACCCCAGAACAAGTAAATCACACCGATTAGAAAGTCTTCAACCTTCTTTTGCTAAGAAAGAAGTATTTATTATGCAAAACTTAGAAGATGAGATGCTTTTATTTCCTAGGGGAAAACATGACGACCTTTTAGATGGACTCTTTTATGCATTTAAAGGTTCGTATAAACCTTTTCATGAAGATTCTGAAGTTCCTGTTCTGGGAATGAACTATCGTCAAAATAATGATTGGCAAATCAGTTAATGGTGTAGACCGAGGAATTTGGAAAATGATAAGTTTACTTCCAAAATGCCTCATACCAAAAATAAACTCGTCACAGAAACAGAGCGCTTATTAGATGACTTTCACTCCGAAAGAGCTACTTGGGCATCTCAGGCAATGGAAGATGATGAGTTCCGTAATAATCAGCAGTGGAAATCTGCTCATGTTACTACACTAGAAAAAAGGTCACAAAATCCAATAGTAGACAATGTTGTTCACCCCGCAGTTGAACAAGCAAAAGCCCTCCTTACTGCAAATAAACCAAAGTTTCAATCTACAGGCAGAGATGATAGCGATACAAAGGTGGGTAGAATTTTTGCAGATATTATGTCTTATATATGGGATAAGTCTAATGGTAACGTACAGATCAAACAAGTTGTAGACGATTATTATGTAAAAGGAATGGGGGTCATACAAGCCTATGTTGACCCAATGAAGGATTTTGGACGTGGGGAAGTATGTATCCATAGTATTGACCCCCTTGATGTGTATATAGACCCAAATAGTCGAGATACTTTTTGCAGAGATGCATCAGATATTATGATTGCAAGGTTATTTACAGAAAAACAATTAAAGCAGTTATATCCACAAGTAAATACAAAAGATATGACCACATCTGCAAATGACAGATACCCTGCAATGTCTAGAGAGTCTACGCAAGACCAAAGCATTGGCCCAATGTCCAATGATACGTATTCTTCAGATACAAAGTACTATGAGGTAATTGATAGATATAAAAAAGAAAAACATAAATATTTTCATGTGTTAGACACCTTAACAGGTGAAGAGGTAGTCTTAAATAAAGATGGTTTTGCAGAATACGCTGAAGAACCCGCAATTAAAATGACAAATGCTGATGGTGAAAGTTACATCACAGAGCAATCTAGCGTAACAGAACTAATTGGAGTATTTGAAGCAACAGGCGGTATTTATCATTACATGGAAGACTTGCAAACAGGTCAACCAACAATGATGCCAGGCCCTGAACACGAAGAAGCAATACCAAATAGCGGACATCAGATTGAGGTTATTACTAAAGGTGCTTTGGTTGAATTAGGCATTATTGTTTCTAATAAAATAAAAACAGACAGAATTAGAAGAATTTTATGTGCGGGTGGAAAACTGCTTTATGACTACATCATGGATATAGATGATTATCCTGTAGTTACACTAATGAATAGACATAATCGAAACCCATATCCAATGAGTGATGTGCGTTTTGTAAAACCTATTCAAGAATATATCAATAAAGTTACTTCTTTAATAATTGCACACGCTTCTAGCTCTACCAATACAAAACTGCTAATTCCAAGAGGTTCAATGAATCGTAGGCAATTAGAAGAAGAATGGGCAAGAGCGGGTACAGGTGTAATTGAATATGACCCTGAACTTGGTACACCAATTGTTGCGGGACCAATTCCACTTCCTAATGAATTATATAAGAACAGAGAAGATGCAAAACAGAGTATATATCACATTTTGGGTATTCACCCTTTACAACATGGCGACCCATCTGCCGCTCCTAGTACTTACAAAGGAACTGTGGCTATTGATGAATACGCTCAAAGAAGAATTAAATCAAAGATTGATGATGTTGATGAAGCATTGAATCAGATTGGAAAGATCATTGTTCAATTGATTCAACAAACCTACACCGATGAAAAAGTGGTTCGCATTATGAAACCAGATGGCAGATTAGCTGAAGCGACAATGAATCAACCAATTTACGACGATTTTACTAATGAAATTATTGGCAGGGTAAATGATGTTACGATTGGTAAGTATGATTTAATTGTAGTTAGTGGTTCGACCTTACCATCAAATAGATGGGCAAGGTTTGACTATTATGTAAGTCTTTATGAAAAAGGCATTATTGATGCTCAAGAAGTTCTAGAACAAACAGAAGTAGCAGATACAGAAGGCGTTATGCAACGAACAAGCATTATACAACAACAACAGCAAATGATTGAACAATTACAAGAAGAACTTAAAAATACCAAAGGGGATTTACAGACTGCACAACGTGAATCCACGCACGATAGAAAACGTGTTGAAATAGAAAAATTTAAAACAAAGCTGAACTCTTCTTCAAATAAGAATGAATCAGCAAGTAAGCTATTTGAAGCTCGGTTAAATGACGAGTTACGTATAGCAAAAGAAGATTTAAGACGAGAAGAAACCAAACAAGGCACTGTTGCTGTTAATTAACAAACAGGCCTAAGGAGAAACAAATGTCTGAACAAACACAAAACTTGGATGCTGAAGCAACTGAACCTAATTATTTCGATTTAGGGGGAGAAGCACCAATTCAAGAGAGTGATTCGGGTCAAGAGCAAGAAGCTCCAAACCCTGTAAATGAGTTGGAGAGTTATGATGAAAATCTAACACCTCCAACATTTCAAAACTTAGAAGAGACTTCTGAGGAGTCCGCTCCAAAAGAAGATACTTCACGTTTTGAATACTGGCAGAGCAAATACGACCAAAAGGCAAGTGAATACAACAAACTACAAGAAGAAATGGGTCAATATGAAAAGGTTGCACCAATTGCAAACTATATTCAAGAAAACCCTGATATTTTGAAAGGTGTTGCTAAATCACTTTCTGGAGATACCCCGTCTGTTGCCGATACTAACGAACAGATGGCATCCCCAAAGAAACCAGAGCGTCCCGCTAAACCTGTCAATTATGACTCATCTGAAGCTTATATGGATGTGGATAGTGCAAGTTTTAAATATCGTGAAGCGGTAGATAAATATCGTGATGAAATGATAGACTATAGCGAACAAGCAGAACAATTTAGAGTTCGTGAAATGGAAGCTAGAGAAAATCAGATTCGACAAGCGCAACAACAATATGAAGCGCAAAAGCAATCTGATGGAATGCAAAATGAATTAATGGGCAAATACGGATATACTCCTGACAAAGCTCAAGAATTTATGCAATACTACTCTAGCCCAGATTCACTAACTCTAGACAATCTAGTTCGTTTAGATAAAATGCGCTCCGCTCCAAGCCAAGCTGAAGTTGAACAAAGGCAAAAAGCCGAAATGATGAAGCAAAAACAAAATACTTTGAATACGCCTCCACCCGCAGGGGTTGTGAGTGCGCAGTCAGAGCCTCAGATTAATGAGGAAGATGCTTTTAATCTCGGTTTGATGCGAAACAGAAGATAATGGTTTAATTAAAAACGGAGAAAACAAAACATGGCGAGTAATCCAAAAACATTAGGGTCGTCAGGTGTTTTATATACAGACAGACGTGATTTTTATATGCGTCCGAATGTTGTTAAAGAACTCTGGACTGACGTAACGCCTTTTACAACAGTTGTTGCTAACCAGCAAACAATTTCAGGTTTAAAAGACCCTCAGTTCAAGATGTTTGAACATCGCAACCCTTGGCAAAAACAATACTTTCAACAAAGCACTACTCAAGCTTGTGCGGCTGATAACGCAGCTGACACTTGGACAGTTACCGCAGGTTCAGTAGTTGGAATGGAAGGTGAAGGTGGGGATTATGCATATAACAGTTGGATTGGACTTGAATGTGAAGTCTGGTCTGCTTTAACCCCAGGCTCTACTAAGCGAGGCGTAGTGTTAATTACTGCTGTTGCAGGTAGTGGTTCAAGTGCAAACATAAGTGTTAAAAATATGGGAGATGCTTCAATTACTCCTGCAAATGGTGACTACTTAGTAGTTGTCGGTAATGCTTATGGTGAAGGTACATCAGCTGGAACTGCTTGGAGTGATGAACTAGCAGTAGTTTACAACCAATGTCAGATATTTAAGACTCCTCTTCAAATTACTGGTACTCTTTTAGAGGCATCATTAAGAGGCGAGTCATCTGAATTGGCTAGACTAAGAGATCAAAAATCACAAGAACATAAAATTCAAAAAGAACGTGCGTTCTTATTTGGACGTTCACCGATTAATACATCTGGTGGTTTTGATGATAACTCACTTTCTGATGCAAATGGCAACATTGTTCGTTCTTGTATGGGAATTATTCCAGCAATTGAAAAACATGGTGCTGCTTCAGGTGCTGACCAAAGCAGATTCACAATTTCAGAAGCAAGTTATTCTTATAATAACTTTGTAGATGACATGGAAAAAGTATTTCAATACGTTCCTGAAGCGGGTGTTAAACGTGCTTTTTGTGGAATGGGTGCAATGAGCTACTTTTCTAAAATGTCTGGTGCTTCTGGCCTTGCAGGTAATTCTGGTTGGACTGTGAATCTTGGTGATATGAAAAGAGATGCTCTTGGTTTTAACTACAGAGTACTTGAGTCACCTCATGGAGCAATTCAATTAATTCCAACTCCAGTTCTGAGAGAAGCGTACAACAATACTATGCTTGTAGTTTCAGATGAAAATCTGTTTCATGCACAGTATAGAGCGCCAAAGTTCCAAGCAAACATCTTAACTGATGATGCTTACGATGGTGTTAAAGACCAGTACATGTCTGATGAAGGAATTGGTGTTACACTAATTGAAAGTCACAAGTTATTCAACATCACTGCATAAGGGAGGTTAATTATGGCTAGACCTTATTTAGGTGGTTCAAATGCAGGAGTTAAAGCACTTACTGCAAGTGCAACACTGCAAAAAGCTGATAGTGGTAAAGTAATAGTCTTTACACCTCCAAGTAGTGCAGGTGCTTTAGTTGTTACCTTACCAGCTTGCGATAAAGGAATAGAGTTAAAAATCATTCAGATTAGTGCCTATGATACAGCAGTATGTAAAGTACTTTCTGCTGAAGGCAATAATCTTGTGGGTGGTATAATGGCTCAAACAGGAGCTGGTGACAATGCAGCTGGAACTGATGATTTTATTCAGTTTGGTTCTGCAACTGTTGCTGGTGACTATGTTTCATTAGTGTCCGATGGTTCAAAATGGTATGTCGTTGATAGTTGCTCTAAAGTAACTACAAATGGAATAGCATTTGGTGCATCGTAATAGATAATAAAGAGTGAGGGGCTTTATGCCCCTCCTCTTGAATTTTAAAAATGGATAATAATCATATAAAATTTTTAGAGCATTTAGATGAAAGTAAAAATGCTGTTTTTAAATGTGCTGAGTATTTTTATAAAAAAGGAATACCTGTAGAAATACAACCAATGCAAAAAGCAAAAAGACATAAAGATTGGAAAGACCACACTGATGATGGAGATTTATTAATTAGCCAAAGAATAGAAGTAAAAAATGTAAGTGCTGATTTTACATCTGAAAATGATTGGAAATTTGGCAATAAGTTTATTGTTTGTGCAAAACACAGTTGGGATATGGCACAACTAAAACCATATGCATATATGATAGTAAATAAAAATAAAACTCATGTAGCTATTGTGTATGGTAAAACAAAAAAGCATTGGTTTGTTGAGGAACGAACAGATAAAAGATATGATAATGTAAAACAAGAATTTTATTTTTGTCCTTTGGATAAAATTATATGGATTGAGTTGTAATGTCTAAAAAGATAAACATTGTTTGTGAGGGAATTATGGCAAAAAAGAAAACAGTAAAAAAGAAAGCGGTCAAACCGAGTAAAAAAAAAGATCCAGTTATGGACGCTCTAAGAAAGCCTATTAAGATTTAATGGCAACATTTGAAGCACAAGTAGAGGCTCAGACCTCAATAGCAATAACAGGAAGTAGTACACCTACTCAAGATGAATTATCTCAATTCTTAAAAGATGGGGTACTTGACGTTACCGCTAGAACTTTAAAATCAAATCCAAATGATTTTCAAGATTTTATTAAAGTGAGTGCAGAGCAAACTTCAAATGGATTGGATATAAATGGCGCACAAGTTATTAAAGTATTGCGAGAAGATGGGACAGATGGACAATGGAGAAATTGCAAACAAGTAGGTATTGAAATGGAATTTGTATCAAGAGATGGAGGTAGCATTCATTTGGCAACACATAATAACCCTGTTTTTATGATTCAAAGCAATGGAACAGTGCATATACAACCTGCCGCTACTGCAGGTGGTGCTGATTCATACAAAGTTTATTATATCAATAATGTTCCTGTGGATAAAGCAGAACAAACATTGGTTTATTCTCATAGCGATATAGGATTTTTTGCAGACGATAAAGTATATCTTGTTGTGATCTATGCATCTATTAAAGCAATAGAAGCAAAGCTATCTTCTTATACAATTGATGATGAGGATGTTGAATTGGTTCAATCGTTACAGGTAACTCTTGCAACATTGAAAGATAGTTACGAAAAGGCATTTATTGTATGACCCAAAAACAATTAATTGAAATAGTGCAAATACATCATCCTGAAATGAGCGAGACACAAATACGTTTGTATTTAAATCAAGCATTAGATGAGTTTTGCAGAAAAACAGAAATATTAAAAACCCAAAGTACAATAACGTCAACTGCAAATAAGCGTTATTATGATTTAGATGCTTTTGGGAAAAAATTTATTAAGGTAGAAAGGGTAGAGTTTGATAAAGATGAAATTTCTCAATTATCAGGCAGACCCGATAAATATAGTAATTCATAATGGCTAATGTAACAGAAAAAGTTTGGTGGATAGAAACAGAATCAGAAACTGCTAATGAGGTAAATGACCCACAATTAGGACTTGCTCAATATTCTAGGGTAGATGAAAATGTTACTTATACACATTTAAGTACAGGGAAAGAAATAAAAATATATGGGTCTGTTTACGATGAAGATTTTGTTAGCACTACTGGAGCAGATGGTTCTGGCGGCATTCGACTAGATGAGTCTCCCAATATCCCTGTTGATTTCCATGATGCTTTAACTCATTTTGTAATTATGAAGGGTTATGAAATGAAACCTGAAGCAATACAATTAGCACAATATTTTGAAAACAAATGGAATATGTGCCTTAGTGAAGGAAGAGAATACAGCAATACAGATATGCAAGGTTCTACTCCTTCAATTATTCCATATGATTTTTAACCAATATGACCATGAGAATTGTCAAGCTCGGTAAGTCATAAGCAAGGAGAAACAAGATGGCAATTAATACATACACAGTAAATGAAGCTAATAACGTAGGATTAGGACAAGTAGGTTCTGCTGTTTTAGATGATGGTGAATCAGTAGCTAGTATCGGAGAT